AGGCCATGGCTACACTTCTCCCGTTGGTGAGTGGCGGAACCCCGCGAGGGGCGTGAACGGCCGAACCAAACTCCTATGCGAGGTCACCGGCCGCAGCCGGGCCTCATGATGGTCGTTCGGTAACAGATGCGAGTTAATCTCCGTTTCAGGGTCAAAAGCCCTACCTTGTACATCCAACCTGGAACCTATCCGCCTCTCCCAACACCCTAATAGCATCGGGCGCTTCGACCGTTCACTCCCCATTCATGCCTCCGTTTCCGTCTGTGATCCCATACAGGCTCTACGGGTGGAGAACATCAAGTCTAATAGATTGTAATTGATCGGCTTTTCGAGGGCGGCCCGGACATGGGAACGTTGAACGCACATGCTTGTCAGCCAGGCCGAATACGCGCGCCAGCGCGGAGTTTCGCGCCAGTACATTGGCCAGATGGTGGCCAAGGGCGTGATCCTGCTCCAGGGCCGCAAGGTGGACCCGGCCCAGGCCGATGCTGCTCTGGCGGCAGTCCGAGAACCGGCCCGTCCGGAACGACGCGCGACACCCAAAGTTGAGGCGGCTCCGAAGCCGCTCGTTCCGGCAACCGAGCTTCCCACGCTGCCGCAAGGTGGCGATCTACCGACCCTGCTGCTCAAGACCCGGATCAAGAGCGAGGTTGAGAAGGCCAAGCTCCTGGAGATCAAGGCTCGGGTCGAGGCCGGCAAATACGTCGATGCCGACGAGGTGAAGGTCGCGGCTTTCAGAGACGCCCTGATGAACATTCCCGAACGTCTGGCAGCCGTGTTGGCGGCCGAGACCGATGCCGCACGGGTTCACGCCATGCTGACGTCCGAGATCCGCGCAGCACTCGAGGATCTGGCCGGTGCTTCCTGACGCCGCCGCAATCCATGACGCTGCGTTCGATCGGGGCTTGCGTCCCGATCCTCTGCTGAAGGTCTCGGAATGGGCCGATCAACACCGGCGTCTCTCGGGAAAGGGTGCCGCTGAACCCGGCCCCTGGCGCACGGCGCGCACGCCATATTTGCGCGAGATCATGGATTGCCTGTCGCCGTCCTCTCCCTACGAGCGGGTGGTGTTCATGAAGGGCGCACAGATCGGCGCTACCGAATGCGGCAACAACTGGATCGGCTACGTCATCCACCATGCGCCTGGCCCCACGCTGGCGGTCTTGCCGACGGTGGAGATGGCCAAGCGGAACTCTCGTCAGCGCATTGATCCGCTGATCGAGGACAGCGAGGTGCTGTCGCAATTGGTCAAGCCGGCGCGGTCGCGAGATTCCGGTAACACGGTGCTCACCAAGGCATTCCAGGGTGGGCTTCTGGCCATGACCGGAGCCAACTCGGCGGTCGGACTCCGATCCATGCCGGTGCGTTATCTGTTCTTGGACGAGGTCGACGGGTATCCCGGCGACATCGACGGCGAAGGCGACCCGGTCTCTTTGGCCGAGGCCCGCACCCGGACCTTTGCGCGTCGCAAGGTGTTCATCGTCTCGACGCCGACCGTCAAGGGCGTGTCTCGCATCGAGCGGGAATTCGAGGCGTCTGACCAACGGCGCTACTTCGTGCCCTGTCCCCATTGCGGGCATTTTCAGTGGCTCGAGTTCGAACGGCTCCGCTGGGACAAGGGATGTCCCGAGACTGCGCATTACCTCTGCACCGAGTGCGAGGGACAAATTCACGAGCATCACAAGACGCGGATGCTGGAACGCGGCGAGTGGCGGGCGACCGCCCCGTCGGAACAGGGCAATGAGAAAACAGCAGGCTTCCACATCTCCAGCCTCTACAGCCCCATCGGCTGGCGAAGCTGGGCGGAGATCGCCGCAGCCTGGGAGGCCGCGCAAGGCAATGATGCGGCGCTCAAGTCGGTGAAAAACACGGATCTCGGCGAGACCTGGGTCGAAACCGGCGAAGCGCCCGATTGGCAGCGTCTCTATGACCAGAGGGAAACGTCGGCACTGGGCACCGTCCCAGCAGGCGGCCTGTTCCTCACCGCTGGCGTCGATGTCCAGAAGGACCGCCTGGAGGTGGACGTCTGGGCTTGGGGGCGCGGGCTGGAAAGCTGGCTCATCGAGCACATCGTGATCGAAGGCGGGCCACAACGGCCTGATGCCTGGACGGATCTCGACGCCCTACTGGATCGAACCTGGCCACATGCGAGCGGTGCACAGCTCAAGCTGGCGAAGCTCGCCATCGATACTGGCTACGAGGCTCCGGCGGTTTATGCCTGGGCGCGCCGGGTCGGGTTTGGACAGGTGGCCCCAGTGAAGGGTGTCGAAGGTTTCAATCGGGCGAGCCCGGTGTCCGGGTCAACATTCGTGGACGCTACCGACGGCGGCAAGAAACTGCGTCGCGGTGCTCGGCTCTGGACCGTGGCGGTCTCGACCTTCAAGTCGGAGACCTATCGGTTTTTGCGGCTGCAACGGCCGACAGACGAGGAACGGGCCGAGGGTGCCGAGTGTTTGCCTGGCACGGTGTATCTGCCGACCTGGGTCGAAAGCGAGTGGCTCAAGCAGTTGGTCGCCGAGCAGTTGGTGACGGTGAAGACCAAGCGCGGTTTTACCCGTCTCGAATGGCAGAAGCTCAGAGAACGTAACGAGGCGCTGGACTGCCGGGTTTATGCCCGGGCGGCGGCCTGGATCGCTGGTGCTGATCGCTGGACGGACCGCCAGTGGAGCGATCTGGAGGAACAACTGGGTGCGGTCGATGGCGACATCGAGGCGGCCGGGATGATCAACAGGCCGGCCCCCGTGTCCTCGGAGAAACGCCGATCGGATTGGCTTGGTCGGCGGAACAATTGGTTTTGAAGGAAGCCCCATGACGACCTGGTCGGAAACCGAACTGGTGGCGCTGAAGCGCGCCTACGCCAGTCGCACGCTGCGTGTTAGTTACGACGGCAAGTCTGTCGAGTACGGCTCCGCCGAGGATCTGCTGGGCCGCATTCGGACCATCGAGCGGGAACTGGCGGGGGCTACCAAGCCGCTTCCGGTTGCCGGCTTTGCCGGGTTCCGCCGTGGGAATTATGGGGGCAATTCCTGATGGCGGTGGGGTGGTTCGATCGAGCTCTGGCGGTGTTCTCGCCGAGGGCCGCCACCCGCAGGGCCCTGGCGCGCCAGGCCTTCGACGGTCTGGTGCGTGGTTATGATGGCTCCTCCAAGGGTCGGCGCACCGACGGCTGGCGGACGCCGGGCACCTCGGCAGATACCGAGGTGGCCATGGCGTCGGCGTTGCTGCGCGATCGCATGCGGGATCTGGTGCGCAACAACCCTCATGCCGCCAAGGCGGTGTCGGTTCTGGTCAACAACATCATCGGCGCGGGCATCATGCCGCGCGCCACATCGGGCGACGAAAAGCTCGACCTTGCCGTCAACGCGCTGTGGGAACAGTGGTCCCGGCAATGCGATGCCGACGGCCAGTTGGATTTCTATCCCTGATCTGCCGCGAGATGGTCGAGGCCGGTGAGGTGCTGGTGCGCCGACGCCTGCGCCGCCCGAGCGACGGTCTAGACGTGCCCCTACAACTGCAGATCCTGGAAGCCGATTTTCTGGATGCGACGAAAAACGGCCAAGGCAGCGGCAAGGGTCGGTTGGTTCAGGGTGTCGAGTTCGATGGTATCGGACGCCGCACCGCCTACTGGCTTCACGAAAGCCATCCGGGTGATGCTTTCAGTACGTGGCATGGCGGGCTGCAAAGCCGGTCTGTGCCGGCAGCTGACATTGTCCATGTCTACGAGAAACAGCGGGTTCAGGTGCGGGGCGTCCCCTGGGGCGCGCCAGTGATCCGATCTTTGCGCGATCTCGACGATTACGAGGTCGCCGAGATCGTCCGTAAGAAGACCGAGGCCTGTGTCACCGCCATTGTCTTCGGCGACGAAGAGACCCAACAGGGTGTCGCGCCTTCCGTGGTCGATGCCGATGGAAAACGGATCGAACAGTTCGAGCCTGGCCTTATTGCCTACGCCCGAGGTGGCAAGGACATTCGTTTCAACCAGCCTGCCGCTGTCGGCGGCTATGCCGAATACAAGCGGGCCAGCCTGCACACCATCGCGGCCGGCTTCCGGGTGCCTTACGAACTGCTCACCGGGGATCTCTCCCAGGTGAACTATTCCTCAATCCGGGCCGGACTTGTCGAGTTCCGCCGCATGATCGATGCTGTGCAGTGGCAGTTGTTCATTCCGATGCTTTGCCAGCCGGTGTGGGATTGGTTCACTGAAGCCGCCTGGGCGGTCGGGCGTATTCCCGATCCGGTCGTGCCCGTCGAATGGTCGCCGCCCAAGTTCGAGGCGGTGGATCCACTGAAGGACGCCATGGCCGATCTGCTGTCCGTGCGATCCGGGACCATGACCCTGGCCGAGGCGATCGCCCGTCAGGGACGCAACCCCGATGCCGTCCTGGCAGAGATCGCGACTACCAACGCCAAGCTGGATGCAGCCGGGATCGTGCTCGATTCCGATCCACGCCGGGTGACCAAGACGGGCAGCGCGCAATCCAACGGCTGGGCGTCTGACGCTTTTGCCGCCACCGATAATTCCGACTGACTTCGAGGACATCATGGACACCACCATTGAACTGCCGGCCTTGCGCCGGGCGGCGGAGCTTGCGCCGAACTCCGCCAATGCCGAGGCCCGAACCATTGACGTGGTCTGGTCCACCGGCGCTCGGGTGCGGCGGGTGCCGTTCTTCGGCGATCCATATGACGAGGAACTGAGCCTCGATCCGGACCATGTGCGTCTCGAACGTCTCAATGGCGGCGCACCGTTTCTCAAGGTCCACGAAACCGGGGAACTGAACGCTGTCATCGGCTCGGTGGTCCCGGAGAGCGTCCGGCTCGAACAAGGTCGGGGCATCGCCACCATTCGCTTCTCCGAACGGGACGACGTCGTGGCCATCTGGCGCGACATTCTGGCCGGGCACATCCGGGCGGTCTCCATCGGCTATCAGGTGCATCGCTACGAAGTGAGCAAGCCCGAAGGCAGTCGAGAGGTCTGGCGGGCCGTCGATTGGACGCCGTTCGAGATTTCCGCCGTGCCAGTGGGGGCCGATCCCGCCGCCGGCTTCCGCTCCATCCACGAACTCCATGACTGCGTCGTGCATCGCCCCGGCGCTGAACTCCCTTGCAACAAGAGGATCCAAACCATGCATGACGAAGACACCCGTGAGAATGAACCGGCCGATGTGGCTGAGGACAAGGCCACCGAGGAAACCCCGAAGGCCATAAAAGAAGACGCCGAGGCCCGGTCCCACGCTGCACCTCAGCCCAAAAAAGTCGATGCCGATGCTCTGGTGACGCGGGCGCGCGAAACCGAGCGTGAGCGGGTCTCGACCATCTATGACCTGGCAGCCAAGCTGGACCTGGAACGCGGCTTTGCCGACGACCTGGTGAAGCGTGGTGTTGCCCTCGACGAGGCCCGAACGGTGATTCTCGATCAGGTGGCGGCCAAGTCCGAAAAAAACCGGACCTTCTCCCAGGTCTCCGTGCCGCTGGGCGGTCGCGACGAGCGGATTACCCGACGTGACGCGGTGACCAGTGCGCTGTTGCATCGCTACAGTCCGACCCTGTTCCCGCTGGAAGATGCCGCGCGACAGTATCGCGGCATGACCCTGATGGAACTGGCTCGTGAGAGCCTGTCGGATGCCGGCGTCAACACGCGCGGCCTCAGCCGTGACGAAGTGGCGACCCGGGCGCTCCACTCCACCTCGGACTTCCCGGAGATCCTGGCGGCGGTCACCAACAAGACCCTGCGTCAGGCCTACGACGTCTACCCTCGCACCTTCGCGCTCTTCTGCCGCCAGGTTCTGGCCACCGACTTCAAGGCCATGCACCGGGTGCAGCTGGGCGAAGCGCCGCAGCTGTTGAAGGTGGGAGAGAGCGGAGAGTTCAAGCGGGGCACGCTGGGCGAGTCCAAGGAGAGCTACCGCATCGAGACCTATGGCCGGGTGGTCGCCATTACCCGCCAGGTTCTGATCAACGACGATCTGGACGCCTTTACCCGGATCCCCGCCATGTACGGCAACGCCATCGCCCAGCTCGAAAGTGACGTGGTCTGGGGCATCATCACCGCCAATCCGGCCATGGCCGACAACAAGGCCCTGTTCCATGCTGAACACAAGAACCTGGCCGGCACCGGGGCTGCGCTCGCGGTCGACGCCGTCGGCGCGGCCCGGGCGGCGATGGCCAAGCAGACCGGGCTCGACAAGAAGACGGTGCTCAACATCCGCCCGTCGTTCCTGATCGTGCCGGCCTCGCTCGAACTGAAGGCCGAGCAGTTGGTGGCCCAGAACCTGGTGCCCGCCGATACGGCCAAGGTGGTGCCGCAGTCGATCCGCACCCTCGCGCCCATCTCCGAGCCTCGCCTGGACGCCGCCAGCGAAACCGCCTGGTACCTGGCTGGTCGAACGCCAGATCACTCAAATTGATGCGGCGCTGCGCCGAGTTGTCGCCGCCGATCCCGTTCTGGCGCGTCGCTTCGATATCCTGATGTCCATTCCCGGCATCGGTCCGGTTGCGGCGATTGCACTGATTGTCGAGATGCCGGAGCTGGGCAGAATGAACGGGAAGGAGGCTGCGAGCCTCGCCGGCCTCGCCCCGATCACGCGCCAGTCCGGCAAGTGGAAGGGCAAGGCCAAGATCGGCGGAGGCCGCGCCCTGCTACGTCGTGCCCTGTATATGCCGGCACTCGTTGCCACGCGCCATAACCGCCAGCTCGGCGAGACATATCAGACGCTCTGCACAGCCGGAAAGCTTGCGAAAGTCGCGATCACCGCCGTCATGCGCAAGCTTCTGATCCTCGCAAACGCCCTGATCCGCGATGACCGGAAATGGTCTGAAATCAACCCTTGAACAAGACGGATACTTCTGATGCCCGTATTAAACGCCGTCCTCGACACCCTGTTTGGCGATCTCACAATGGCGCGGGATGCCCTCTATGCCCCGACAGGTGGCGAGGCGGTGTCCATTCGGGTTGTGGTCCGTCGCCCAGACGAGATTGTGGGCTTCGCCGAGACTCGCATCCACACCGAGACGACGGTGTTCGATGTTCGGACGTCCGAAGTCACGGATCCCCGTCCTGGCGATCGACTGACCTTGGGTGGTGTCGACTACGTGATTCAGGGTGAGCCCGAACGGCGCGATCCGGATCGGCTGATCTGGACCCTGGACGTGAGACCTTCATGAAGCTCGCGGCGTCCATTGCCGGTTCCCTGAAGGCGGACCTCCAGAAGGAGATGCGCCAGATCGAGAAGGCGGTCGCCGAAGGGGTGGCAGAGGCTGGTGACGGTCTCAAGGGCAGTCTGCGTCGGCAGGTGATCACGTCGGGGCTCGGTCCCCGGATGGCTCGGACCTGGCGCAGCCGAGCCTATCCAAACAAGGGCCATGACGCGGCAAGCCTCGTCTGGTCCAAGACACCCGACATCGTGCGCAGCTTTGACCAAGGCACGGTGATCCGCAGCAAGACAGGCTTCTGGTTGGCGATCCCGACGGCGGCTGCCCCGAAACGGGGTGTCGGCGGCAAGCGGATCACACCGGCCAACTTCCCGGAGCACCGCTTCGGCCCCTTGCGGTTCGTCTTTCGGCGAGGTGCGCCGTCACTGTTGGTGGTGGACGGGGTGCGGATCAGCGCAAAGACCGGACGGGTTGGTCGCCAGGCCAAGGGCGGTGCCTTCACCAAGACCGGGCGCATCAAGTCGGGCATCACCACGGTGGTGATGTTCCTGCTTGTGCCACAGGTCCGCATGCCGAAACGCCTCGACGTCCGCCGTGCGGCGGAAACCTGGGCGCGACGGGTGCCCGGCCTGATTGACCGCTACATGCCGATGGAATGACCCATGCCCGTGAGCAAAACTGAACAAATCCTCGGGGTTTTGAGGACCCGGCTGGAGACCATTACCGGGGCGACCGTTGAGCGCAATTCAGCGGTGCCCGAGAAGATCCCGTCGGGCGGATTGCTGATCCTGCGCGACGGGACACCGGGCGAGCCTGAGCAGAGCCTTGGCGGGTTCGGCGGCGCCTACTGCCGACAGGACGCGGAGATCGAGATCTACGTCGAAAGCGGTGATGCCGCAGCCCGCGACACTGCCTTCGATACCCTGCTGCAAGAGATCGGCGTCGTCCTCGATGACGATCCCACTCTTGGTGGTCTTGCCTTCGGCATGACTTTTGGTCGCCCGGAGATCGACGCGCAAGCTGTTGTCGGTGCGCCAGCCATCAAGGCCGGAACCCTGATCGTCGCCATCGAGTTCGAGGCCGATACGGCACTCGGTTGACCCTTTAGAAAACCAGGAGAATACCTATGGCCCGAGCCTATGGTTCGAGCGCCACGCTGCTGCTCAAGCGGGAAACCGCCTATGGGCAAGTGGCTGGTGGCGACTATATCCGCATGCCCTTCAACCGTTGCACCCTTGGTTCCGAACAGGGGCTGATCGATGATCCTGTTCTCGGACAGGGCCGCGACCCGCTTGCTCCGTTGCAGGACGTGATCAACGACGAAGGCGAGATCGTCGTGCCCATGGACCCGCGTTACCTCGGCATCTGGCTCACCGGCCTGTTCGGCGATCCGGTGACCACGGACAACGGCGACGGCACCTTCGATCATCTGTTCGTCTCCGGAAACGATACCCTGCCGAGCTACACGGTCGAGGTCGGCATGCCCCAGGTGCCGGCTTTTTTCCAGCACACAGGTGTGGTGCTGGGCTCGATCGCGCTGGAGTTCCAGCGATCCGGCGCAGCCGCTGCGACCCTTGGCGTCATTGCTCAGGGTGAAACCCGGAACAACACGTCCCAGGGCGGCACTCCGTCGGCACTGGCCTTCACGCGGATCAGTCAATTCCAGGGTTCGATCACTCGGGCTGGCAGTCCAATCGGCAACCTGACCGGAGGCTCGCTCACCTACTCCAACAATCTGGAGAAGATCGAGACCATCCGCTCCGATGGCAAGATCGACGGGGCCGACCCCACGGTGGCGGCCTTGACCGGACGTATCGACGTTCGCTTCGCTGATACGACCCTGATCGACCGATCCATTTCGGCGGCGGATGCTGTTGCCAAAACCGCTGACAAGCTGGGCGTGGGCGTCGAGGCGCTTCAGGAACTGCGCTTCGCGGCGCAACTGGCAGGCGTCGAGCAACAGACCCTGGATATGGGCCTGCAGCGCTTCACCCGCCGTGTTGCGGAAGCGGCGCGTGGTACCGGGGAGGCCAAGCAGGCGCTGACCGATATGGGCATCGTGCTCCGTGACCAGCACGGCAACATCCGCCGTTCCGAGGATCTGCTCAACGACGTGGCGGAGGCCTTCAAGCGCACTGGCGATCCCGCTGAGCGACTGCGTCTCGCCTTCAAGCTGTTCGACAGCGAAGGCGTTGCCATGGTGAACATGCTGGTCGGCGGCGCGGACGCGTTGGAAGCGACCCGTCGCCATGCACGCGATCTCGGTATCGTGTTGGAAGAAGATCTGGTCCGTAATGCCGAGAAGGCTCGCGATCAGTTGGACACCCTGGGCAAGGTGGTCTCCGCCAACTTGACCCGCGCCATGCTCGATCTGGCCCCGGCCATTGCCGAGATTTCGTCGGGTTTGGCTGACCTGGCAGCCGATGCCGCTACCGCTTACGAGCAGATCAAGCTGGTTTTGTCCGGCGACTTCAATTTCGAGGGCCTATCAGAACGCTCCACCCGGCGCATCGTCGAGGAGCGTCGCCAGGAACTCCAGGACATCGCCCGCGAACTCCAGGAGATCGGCGACGTCGGCTTCTTGGACGATCCCATCGCCTGGGGGCGCAAGGTGGCGCTGGAGCGCCGACTGCAGGAACGGGTCGAGCAATATCGCCAGTGGGCGACCAAGCTCGCGTGGATGCAGCGGGGTGACAACGCCGATGCGTCGACCGCACCGGATGGGGGAACGACACCGGACGCCATCGAGGCCGATATTCGTGCTGCTCAAGATCGGTCCCGGCGCATCACCCAGATCGAGAACGATCTGCAACGCCAATTGTTCGAGGCCACCCACGAGGGTGCCGATCGTATCCGTGCCGAGTACCAACAGCTTGTCGCCGAGATGCAGACGCTCATCGAGCCCGATGGCGGCAATCTGGATCAGGTCGGCGAGATCATGGCCCGGGCGGCGGCGCTTCGGGATGCCAGGCTGGCTCGTCTTGCCGCGCAGGAAGACGAAGCGGCACGGCGTCGGCAGGAGGCCAACACCCGTATTATTGAAGGCCTGCGCGCCGAGCGCGACGAACTGGCGATGACCGACAAGCAGCGCTTCGTCTCCCAGGCCTTGCGGCGTTTGTCGGCGGAAGCCACGGATGCTTAGCAAAGCCAAGTCCGCGACCTGGCCGGCGCTTTGTTCGATGAGCGCCAAGCCATTGAGGCGCGCACCAAGGCAGAAGAGGAAGCCGCCCGTCTGCGTGAGAAGGGCAAGTCCCTCACTGAACAATTACGCACCGCCGAGGAGGCCTATGCCGACGAGGTGCGGGAACTTAATACTCTCTTGGCGGCAGGCGCCATCAACCAGGAAACCTTCGCCCGCGCCTCGGAGCAGGCCTATGACCGGATGATTCGGGCCAGTGATGACTGGTCCGACGGCGTGGTTCGAGCACTGCGCGATTACGCGCGGGAATCTTCGGATGCGGCGACCCAGTTCGAGCAGGCAACAACCCGGGCGCTCAAGGCCGGGGAGGACGCGTTCGTTCAGTGGGCGACCACTGGTAAGGTGAGCGCTTCCGATCTGTTCAACAGCATCGCCGAGGAGGCCTTGCGCGCGGCCTATCGGATGGCGGTGATCAAACCGTTCGGCTCGCTGTTCGAGGGTATCTTCTCGTCCATTGGAGGTTCCATCGCCAGCAGTCTGTTCGGCGGTGGTTCCGGGATGATCGGCGACATTCCGGCACCAGGACCGGTCCAGGTGGCCCACAGTGGCGGGGTGATCGGCAAAGATGTTCTGCCCAGTCGTTCGGTCTCACCGGACCTGTTCGAGAACGCGCCCCGTTTCCATGGTGGCGGGGTGGTCGGCAACGAGGTGCCGATCATCGCTCAGCGCGGCGAAACCGTGTTTACCCCTGGCCAGATGCGGGCGCTCGGTAGCGAGCTCGGCCAACGGCCCGAGGTCCAGGTCAACGTCCATGTCGACAATCGGGCCCCTGGGACGGAGGCCCGCGCCCAATGGCGATCGGACGGGGGCGGAGGTCTCAGCCTCGACATCGTGGTTGAGCAGATCGAGGGCCAGATCGCCCGCAACATTGGTCGTGGCGAAGGCTTGGCTCCGACCATGGAACGCCGCTACGGGCTTAATCCGGCGGCGGGCTCCTATCGGTAAGAACAAGAGGCATGACAGGGCATGACAATAAGCTGGCCCACGACCCTGCCGTTGCCGACCATCGAGGGCTACGGCGTACATCCGGGCGAAGCGACCCTGCGCACCGAGATGGAGGCCGGCCCAGCCCGACAACGGCGGCGCTTCACCCAGGTGCCGAGCCGGATCTCTGTTCGGTGGCTGTTCCGTCGCCAGCAGTTCGCCCTCTTTGAGGCCTGGTATCGCTGGCACGCGAAGGAGGGCGGCGAGTGGTTTGGGATCGATCTTCTGGGCGGTCTCGGGTTGGTCGCCCACGAGGCCCGTTTCACCCGCCAGTTCGAAGCCCGAGTGCGCGGCGGTGTGCTTTGGGAAGTGACCAGTGAACTGGAGATCCGAGAACGTCCAACCTTGGATGAGGATGCGCTCGGACTGCTTCTTGAAAACGAACCGTCCAGCCTGCTGGCGACCGTCAGCGCCTTGCACACCCTCGTCCATGAAAAGCTCCCAGGTCCCATGGCCTGGTAATCAGAGATCCAATCATGACCCTGCAATCTGAACTGTCTGCCGCCGTCGCCCCGGTGACGGCGGACGGACAACTGCTGCATCAGATCGTCCACGGCGACGTGGCGACCTCCGTCCAAACCGATGGTGGTCCGGTAAAGAGCGTCGCCGGCGTTCTCTCCGACGTTGATGCCCAACTGCAATCGGGCATGACGACACTCGAAGAGAAGGTCGCCCAAGCGGCCTCTAGTGAGGCGGTCGCAACAGCAAGCGCGGATGCGGCCAGTGCGAGCGAACAAGCGGCAGCGGCAAGCGCTGCCCAGGCCATCGCTGCAGAGGCGAATGTCCTGGCGAACGAGCAGTCGGCATCCGATAGCGCCGATGCTGCGGCGTCCAGTGCCGACAGCGCTTTGGCATCAAAGGTTGCTACCGAAGGAGCTGCTGCATCTGCCGAGCAATCCAACACCCAAGCTGGACTTGCCGAGGCCGGTGCCATCCAATCGGCGGGACTGGCGGAGCAATCCGCCCTTGAAGTCATCCAATCGGCCTCCGCTGCGGGGGCGAGTGAAGCTGCTGCCCAAGCCAGCGCAACGGCTGCCGATGTTTCGGCTGAGAGCACGGCTGCCTCCGAAGTCTGGGCACTGTCTGCCTCCAATGCCCAGACTTCGGCGACCGACGCACTGTCTGCCGAGAGTGCAGCCACCAGCTCCAAGGATGCCGCGCAAACGGCGGAGGCCAGCACGCTCTTTTGGGCAGGCAAGGCCGAAGCGAGCGCCACTGCGGCCGAAGCGGCGGCAGTCATCGTCGCCGATGCCACGGGATTGGATCTGCAAACCCTGATCGTCTCGGCCCGCCGGGGAACGGACTACCGGACCCTCGGCATCGAACTCTTTTGAAAAGGCTGACCCATGCTAACTCTTGCCCACTATCAGACCTTGAAACTGGCAGAGACGAACGCCGTCGCCACCATCTCGGCCAAGCTCGATGCGCCGGATCTTCGCATGGACGACTTCGCCCTCATGGTGAAGGCGGCCGAGCTCATCGAAGACGTCCAGGATCCGGTCGCGTTCAGCGCTCTCAAGGCCAAGATCGTCTCCAAGGCCGTCGGCTTCTATTCGATCGATCTCAGCGGCGAAGCCGTCCTCATGCTGACCCGGGCCAGCCGCTTCGGCGACATCCCTTTCGGCGGGGAGGAACGCTGGCTTCTGCTCAATCGAGATGACCGCAACATGGATGTGACCGGCGATGTCATGGTCGGCGAGCGCACCCTGGAGTCTTTCGGCGATCGCATCCTTGAGACCATCGGAACGGAGGAACGCTGGCTTCTGCTCAATCGAGATGACCGCAACATGGATGTGACCGGCGATGTCATGGTCGGCGAGCGCACCCTGGAGTCTTTCGGCGATCGCATCCTTGAGACCATCGGAACGGAGATGGCATGAATGGGGAGTGAACGGTCGAAGCGCCCGATGCTATTAGGGTGTTGGGAGAGGCGGATAGGTTCCAGGTTGGATGTACAAGGTAGGGCTTTTGACCCTGAAACGGAGATTAAC